GCCTTAGAGGCTGCTGAAGTCGCTGTAGCAGGAGTAGCCGGAAGATTCCGAAGGTCCAGACCCTGAGCAGTCCAAAAGTTAGTAGAAGTGCTTGTGTCTTTTGGGAGGTACTGACCCCCGGTTGTCACTAGTGTGCTTTGTTCCTTTGCTTCTTGGACCAAGTGAATCATGGCTTTGAGGGCCAAGTTCAGTTGTTCAGCGTTCAGCACTTCGGTGTTGAAAAACTCAAGAACATTGTCCTTAAAAGTGGACAATTTGTTTGGAGTAACTCGTTGAATTCTGATTGCTGACCCAGCCACAATAGTCGAGTTACTAGCAATAGTGACTACAGCAGAGGACGAAATAGGAAGTTCATTTAGAATCCAATATGGATCGCCAAACTTACTGGGAGATCCGTAAGGAATCTTTGCGTTGTTTACATAGACCTCAAGAAAGTCACGGTCGATGTACCCATCAATTCCCCCATTAGCATCGAACACCTTATAGGTGTGGTTGCTATTTGGGCCGGGGGCCACATACTCGACATAACTGTTGGGCATTTTTTAGGTCCTTAGATTCAGTTTGATGTGCGTGGCTGCTGCTTACTGAGGTTGTACTCCTCGGCAATCTCCTGCTCACCAATGTTCAGGTACTGCTTGAGGAGCGGAAAGTTCTGCCCCGGGATCAGGCTGCGGCCTGCATGGAGCGTCTTGGTGGTAAACTCTCGGCGTATATCCAGATCCAATGGCTTGCCAATCAAGGCCCCACGGGCATCGTTTAGGACAGTACCGATATTTCGCAACTGGGTCTCACCGGGGAAGCCGTACCAGTCCAGCCCAGAGTACCTATAGGGGGCAAAGAGCGGATCCTTGCTACCTAGGCCCCACATAGCGTCCCCGGCCTTGGTCAGCAGGAACATCTCAGACGGCCCTGCAATGGCCCCACGGACAAAGCCCTCGACAGACAACAACTCTTCCATCTTCCGGGCCTTTTCGTAGTTCCTAGCCTTCTTATATGACCACCAGTCTGCGTAGTTACGGCCATATCCAATCAGGCCAGCAAGGACCATCGTAGCGGTCACTTCCTTGGCCACTTGAAGACCACCACCGCCCTTGACACGGCCAGCATTCTGGATCAGGAAGTTGTCGATACCCTTAAGGTTGAAGGTGCTGAACTGAGTCAACAGACGGCCCCACCAAGTGAAGGCCAACTTGTGGAAGTCACCCCGCGTAGGCACATCCTGAATACGGGTACGAACCATGCGGTCCACCATGACCTTCAGTTCGGCCATCTTGGGTCCAGCCATGTTCTTGATGTTGACCACACGGTCACCCAAGATCCCAGCCCTAGTCTCCGCATTCTCGGCTACCCAAGCAGCCAGAGCCCGATACTGATCAGGTTCAAGACCCAAGGTACGGATGGTTGCATCATCAAAGCCCTTGGTTCCCACCCCACGACCCACCTCATACAGGTGTTGAATGGTTGTGGCAGCAGTCAACTGCTGAGTCATACTGGTGATCGGAGCAAGACCTGAGATGTCAGACATCAGGTTGCTTGCACCTCGGATGGTCTTGGCAAATGGTCCAGAGTACGAGGCATCCCCAAGGGGATCCATGAACACTCGACGCATACGGTCAGTCGATGGGTGGAACCAAGAATCCAAGAATGAGGCAAAGTTCTGACCCTCACGATCAAGGTTCTTGAAGTTGGTCACCATCTCCATGACCACGGGCAACTGACGGATCGTGTTACGAACACCAACAGTACCCACGATACGAGCAATTTCACTAAAGGCTGCAAGACCGAACTGACCACCAGTAGTCAGGTAGCCATACTGCATGAACAACGACATAGCCCGGTCACCAAACTTAGGTGCCCCAGAGTAGATCGGTTCATACCGCAGGGCAGCAATGACCTCGCGCAGGCCCTCTTCTGCTCCCTGTTCAATGGATCCTCCGGTATCCCTAGCGTTGGCAAACATCTCTTCGATGGTGTCAACCTTCAGGGGTTCTTGGATCTCAGTACCGTCATCCAGAACCTTCTTCGGACCCTTGAAGCCGTTAGCAGCCAAGGACTCGTTGTAGGCATTGATCAGCCGACGCTCATTGACTGCCCCCATCACCGAAGTGATATACTTTTTGAATACCTTGGGAAGATCGTCATCAAACAGATCGTCCAGAGCCAACGAGGTCTTCCCATTGCCCAATAGGTCTGTACCCGTGACGATCTCGGTGCTTTCATCCAATAGGATGCGGGAGCGACCAAAGGGAGTCTTGCTGCCCACCTTAGCCTTCAGAGGACCAAGGAGATCACCAAGGGCTTCAACCAGTTCCTGATCCTGAGAACTCATCGGGCGGTTCTCGGTATTCTTGGCGATGGAGATCAGACGATCCGTGAAGGCCACAGCAGCCTGACGAGTATCGCCTTCAAAGACCTCTTCAACCCCATCAATAACGACCTTACGACCGTTCTTGTTGATGGCCTGTTCAATCAGATCCTGAAGAGCCTTGGTTCCTTCTGGACTGACAGCAAGGTCTCGGATCAGATCAAATCGCCACAGACGGGGCATATAGTTACGCACCGCTGACTGAGTAAAGCCCGGGAGACCAGCCTCAAAGGCCAAGTTGTGAACCTTCTGGAAGATCTCTTGGAAGCCCTTGGCGGTGTCATTCACAGCAGCAACAGAGTCATCAAAGACCCCAGAGCGCAACTGCTTGGCCACGCGACGGTTGAAGTCCTGACGAATAGCCTTGTTGCCAAAGGCAAACCGTAGGTTGTCTACCAAGCCCACCGCATCTGCGGGAACATCTGACACCCCACCCCCAGAGGCAAACCGCAAGTATCCGTTACGGTAACCACGCAGGAAAGCAAACATGGAGGCATGAAGGGCCTGAGAGCCTGCCTCAAAGATGGTGTACTTGGCGGCTGCTCCGGTAGCACGACGAGCGTTAAAAGCCATAGAGGCAATCAGACGCACCGCAGGGTTGTTGGACTCCATAGCCCGGGCCGCTTGATTCAACAGAGGAGAGATCAGAGGGATGCGTTCGGTAAGGTAAGCAGTCAACTGCTTTGGAATACCTTCGCCCCAAGTGCCGTTGCCACCAGTTCCCGTTGTGGGTGGCGTAGTTCCTCCTGCTCCACCACTCAAAGCAGGACCACCAGCAGCCCCAGAAACCGCCCTAGCCGCGCTCTTGGCTCCCAACTTGGCCAACACGCTCTCGGGCAGCGTAATGGGCTTCTTGGGCCTAGCGGCTGCACGACCTTGGCTACGGGCAGAGCCCACAGAGACATCCTGAGCCCTACGGTCGATGATCTCAATCACCTTGGCCCGACGAGCATTGGAGTCCAACACAGTACGACCCTTGGCATTGACCCGGGTAGGGGGATTGGCAGCAATGGCTTGTAGTTCGTCAATGACCTCACTAACAACTTGGCGATTCACGGTACCGCCACGGGTACGAATCTCTTCAAGAACCGTAAAGATCAAAGATTGCGGTGCTGCCGGATCTGCGCCATAGCGTCCTGTATTGAAGTACTTCCAAGTCTCGTCGATAAGGTCTTCTCGTTGAGCAAGAGCAACTGCTCTCCCATCTGCCGAACCGATGACTGCCCTAGCACCTTGTGGACGCAACTTTGATGCAACTTCTGGACCAAGTTCTCTACCGAGTTCTGCCCAGAAAACAGAGTTAAATCTAAAGCCAGTACCGCCAGATCGATGGGCAGCAGCCATAGCCCTAAAAATTGCAGAGAAAACTTGGACTGTAGGCTGAACTCCTGTAGCCAAAGATATTTCAAATGCAGCGGCAACAACTGGATTACGCGCAGGCACCCCAGATCGTCGTGCTGCCTGTCCCGCCCCTGCCGCCCTTGGCTGTACTGCTGGAACCGGATTCAGTAGAATAAATTCTGGACCATCAGGACCCATAAAAGTTACGGAGTCGTAACCTCTTTTTTGGGCCTCAGTAATGAGATCGTCCATTGAAGCCGATTGCGGCAGCCCAAGCATTGTCTTTGCTTCTGTCCAAGTTTTAGCGGTCAGTAGTTTTTGTGGTACAAATTCAATAGACCTCTTTGTTCCACCTTCACCAAACGCTTCGGCAAGTTCTTCGACTGGAGTCCAAAAAGTGCCGCCTTGTGTGGCCGATTGTTTGTTGGTAGTTGGCGATTCTCCACGGAACAGTCGGATCGGCTTTGGCGGCTCAAAGAGTTCTTGAGGAAGCGCATCCCATTCTGCCTTAGCCGCAGTAGCAGCCGTATCAATCGCTCCGCTAGTAGCCTCAGCCCCATGAAGTAAGGTCTGATCCACATAAGCCGCAGACTGGAAGGGGAATGGTGTGTAATTGATTGTGTACCCACCCGGAAGTTCCACTTGACGGGTTTGGTACAGGGCTTCAGCAGCAGCCTCAACCTGATCGGCAGCAAAGGTTCGACCAAAGACTGCCCCACCAAGGACTCCCGCTACCCCAGCCGACATGGTCAGGTTGAAGGCTACCTCACCAAAGGACGGGTCATAGTTAGGGTCAATACCCTGCCGAGCAATCTGGTAGACAACCTCTTCCCCAGCCCCAAGAGCAGCCCAACGGGCCGCAAGGCCAGTCCTAGACAGGCTAGCCACGGCTTCCGTGGCGGCTTGGGCCGCAGTCTGAACTCTATTGCGCCCATATACCCGGTAGGCTGCACGGCCAGCCAAGGTGGTCCTAGTGCCCAATCCGGCCAAAGCCAAGGGCTCTGCCAGCATCCCACCAAGGGTCATGGCTCCTAGGTCAGCGACCATACCCGTGGCATAACCCAAGCCTGCGGCTTGTGCTTCGGGGGTGCCACGCTTGACAAACAAGACCCGATCAAGGAACTCATTGTAGGTCCGGGCTCCAAGCACATACTGCCACTTGGCGGGATCAATGGTGTTCAACTTCTCAATGATGCCTGTCCGGTTGTTCCCCATGCTGTGAGAAGCAGGAGAAAGTGGACTGAGGTCATCAATATCAGTTTCAAAGTTCAGAGGATCATTTGATTCTCCACTCAAGTAATCGTAGGCACCTTCTGCGGCCTGAATAGTGGCAGATCCAAGTGCCGTCTGAGCGACCCCTGACAAGTAGCGATCAATGTACGACTCGGTGATCTCAAGGATGTCCGGGTCATACACCGGAGCCTCCGCAAGAGCCTGCCGTTCAGCAGCAAGTTCTTCAGGAGTCTTGGCAAGGATTGGACTGGAAAAATAAAAGTCTGGCATGGTTTATAGTCCGCTTCCAACCTTATCACGCCACAACCAACCCTGCGCTTCTTGCCGAGTTTTAAACCGAAGGACGCTATTGGGGGATGTCGGTCTACGCAGCATGATCGCCCTGTCCAACGCCGCCTCAAAGACCTTGCGACCTTCAGGCGTTGCCGGAGAAGTAATGTCATTGATGGTGTAGTACTTGTCGATTACAGGCTGGCCCCGTTCTCGGACACCAAAGATGGCTTCACCAGCCCCCGGGGGCGAAAGGACAACCAAGGTAGCGTTGGGGTTCTTGGGGAAGTTAACATTCAGCCAAGCCTCAACATAGTCTTCGTTCTTGTATGGACCCAAGGCTGACCTAGGCAGAATACTGCCACGGACGAAGACATGGGTTTCAAGTATCTTGTCCAAGGTTCGGGTTGCCGCAAAACGACCCATCATACCATTTTCCTGAAATTGCTGACTGTATTCACTTCGGAAAACATAGTCGAGATAGGGAATCGCATCGGGATCCAACTGCCCATTACCAGACGCTGCGACTGCGTTGTGCAAGTCCGTTACGACTCCTTCAATTTGCTCTTTCGTTTGTTTGTTGTTTCCATAAATGTCCATCCAACCCAAAGGATTTTGCAAATCAATTGGAGTACCAAAGGGGGCATTCAGCGACATCCGCTGCGAAATATCCTGAGCGACAGCCTTAATGTTTTCTCCCTTACGAACCCGCAGCACAGCATAATCCATCATCTGGGTCAGGGCTTTACCGTTATCGCCCGTAGGCATGATTGCGCTGATGCTTTGGTTGTTTTCCTGAGCAAACTTGTAAGCCATAATGAACTGCTCGGTGGCAGGCATGGGCTGATTAGTTTCAACAACCTGTGGGTTCAACTCTTGCAGAACATCCTTATACAACTGGTCTAGGCGGCTAGGATCATCGAATCGTGCAGCCACGGACATCTGCATAGCCAGACCCTTGTAACGCATTTGCGCCTTATACTTAGCAACTTCTTCGTTGTCACTAGGATCCGGGGCAAACCCTGCTGTCCATTGATCGATAGAATCCTGAAGTTTCTGAGAAGCCCGAAGACGGTACTCCTTGTACTTAGTCTCGGTAGACACCATGCCCAGAGTTCTGGTGGCAAACTGATCGATCTGGGTAGCGTACTTGCCAAAGTCTGGGATGCTAGAGTCATTCGGAGCAGCAGCCTTTGTGAGAGCCGTCTGCATATCAGGGAGGATTCCATCACCATTGCCTGTACCGTTCCACAGGACATTGGTGGCCGCGATTGCAGCGTTGAGTTGTCGAGTTTCTTCTGCATCGTCAAACACACGGTCAAACACTCCTACTGCGCGGAAGAACTGCTCTGGTGGTAGGTTGAGGTCTACAATCTTCTTAAGCAACGCTGCTCGGTCTGGGTTAGTCTGGGCTTCGTTCATAACAGAATAAACTGCGTTAGATTGAGCCTCTTGAAATGCCTTTTCCTGTTGAGCCTTGGCGCGGTTGTAGTCCCCTTCGTACCGCGTAAGCAAGCCATCAATTCCCTTGGCTCCGGTGTACCTTGAGCCTATTTCCCGGACTTTTGCTAAACCCTCCTCGTAAGACAAATATCCGCCAAGGACTTGAGGAAGAATTTCTTTATCCATAACCTCAGTAACCCGACCAAACTCAGCATTTGTAAGTCGATCTGAGTTTTGTCTCATTTCTGGAAGAGCGCGTAGATACGCATTAGCAACTTCCTTGGACTGAATAAGTTTACCAGTTCCTCCTCTAAGGTTTGCAAGAAGGAACATAGCCGCCATAGGATTGTCACCTGATTTCATTTCTTCAAGCAAGGTATTAGCAACAGCCATATTTACTTGATGACTCGGCGCACCGCTAAGAGCAAACTCATCCAACTTCTTCTGAGCCGCGTTAAGTATATCCCGTGTTGGTTGCCCACCGGGAACGGGCGTTTGTTGGTTGGAGTTCTCCAGCATCGCGTTCAGGTGTACCTTCATTTCGCCGTAGAGCGCGCTCTGATCTTCCAAATCCTTCATGGATAGCCTTCCCCTAGTCTTCATTGCTACGGCTTCAATCTCGGCCATCCTATCCTCAAGTTCTTCTACCTTTTTCGACGCTTCGTCATACTTTCGACGGCGTTCAGCGTTGGCCTCATCCTCTGGTGGGGTCTCCGCTACTTCAAACGGAACAGGCAATGAGGCCAAATCGTCTACAGCCAGAATGACCGCAGCAGAAGCACCATCAAAGATCTTCTTATTGTTATGCTCAATGACCCGTTGTTCATGCTTGACTTGCATTGCCCCAACAAAGGGATTGAACGACTCATAGAACGAGCGGCTCATGTACGAGGCATCGCCAATGAACTGGTTTACATTCTGGGTGTACTGGTAGGCAAAGGCATCGAAGCCCCGGGGGTCATCAAGGAAGTTGGGGTCTTCTTGGATCTTCTTTTCCAACAGGGTCTCAAAGTTAGCCCGGGCCTTCATCCCCTCCATAGCCCCGCTAGCCTTCTGGGCACCAATGGCAAACCACGGGTTCTCCGTGGGCTTGATCTGACCTTCTGAAACCAGTTGCTGATAAGAGCGACGGCTCTGGTTGACCAGATCCTGACCCTTCAGAATCTCTTCTTCGTTGGACTGCTGCTTCAAGGCTCCTGCAAGTTTGGCCGCGCTGACTGACAGGTTACTAAAGGCATCAGCAAACTGTAGAGCATTCTGGACTGCCTGTTGGTCGTACAGTTCTGCTGCTACAGCATTCTGGTTGGGAGCAACAAAGGTGCTGACGGGACGAGCCGTGACATCAAGAGAAGGTCGTGATTTAGCCATTAGGGTTGTCCGCGAAGACCGGGAATAGTAGAACCTAGACCCGGAGGTCGAGGAGGGGTTGTGGTCTGATTAGCCTGAGCCGCCACGCCACTAGGACTTCGGTACGAATTCAGGGCACCATAGGTACTGATACCCGTAGTGATACCATTGATCAGCGGGAGCCATGGGCTCGGGTTAGCCGCAGGAGGCAGCGGAGCAGGGTAGCCACCATTGATGGCACTCTGACCCCGGGCATAGATCGCTTCGATCTCCACGCCCATCTGAGTCCGCATATTGCTGATGTTACGGGCAGCGGCTGATTCATACTCCATGACCTCACGGTCAAACTGGGCATGGAGCAGATCGACGCTACGACCTTCTACGCCTGCTGAAGCCGCGACCGTGCTGTAGGTAGCCTTGGACTCCCGGGCGTTCCTAGAGATCCCCTCTAGTTCTTGACGAACCGCTAGTTGTCGCTCCGTATTCTGACGAACAATTTGGTCAACTTGGGAACCGACATCCTGAATCACCGCCTCAGCGTTCTGGACATACTGCTTGTTTCCTGCAACACCAAGACGGGCTCGGTAAGAGTTCTGTTCCTTAGCGGCTTTGTTCTGTGCATCCGCCTGAGCAGCAGCAGATGCGGCACCGATTGCTACTGAAGCAATGATGCCACCAGTTGGATCACACATGACTTACCCTCACAAACTCTATGAATGGAAGAGAGAGAACCCCGTGTTCGGGGACTACTCGGACAAATTTAAAACCAAGCCACTCCAGCCATCTAATGTGGACTGTGTTGCGTTGGTCAATCAGGTTGTACAGAATTGGACTGCGGGTCTGCAAGTAGTCGCACCACTTACGAGACTTGCGAAGAAAATCCATTCGATACTTGTACAGTTCATTGGACCCAAGCATCCAGACCATGGAGCAGATACCCTCGGTACGGTACCCAAACATGGCCAAGGGTAGATGGCTCGTATATGATACGATTGTGAAGCACTCCGTGGAGTGATCCAAGGCGTACTCCAAGGCCCTAGCCGGGGATCGCCCACTACAGGCAAAGACCTCATCGATGTCTGCCTGCCGCATATCTTGGGCAATTACAGGGATGTCACAGTATCGGGTCCAGCGGACATCAACTAGCATTTGAATTCAGGATATCACATACTGCTGGATCGTGTAGTAAACTCAGCCTCAATTTCACCAGACAAGATCTTGCAGGGCAAGAACGAAGTGCTGATGATTGAGATCGTGATGTTGTCGTTCTTGCTGAAGATGGGTACACGGAACTGACCAGTCTTCAAGAAAGCCTCCCCGACAAGGCTAGAGCCTAGGATATCCCCGGCAAACTCGTACTCGTAGGAGGCACCATCAGGGGTTTCCGTGGTGACCTTGAAGTACCCAGTCTCAGCGAACTGGAGAATCATGTTATGGATCTGGTATCGACCACCCAACAGCGCAGGCATATTCTGGCCACGCTTCAGGTACTGAGTCGAGAAGGTGTACTTCATTTCATACGGGGCCCCAAACCACAGGTCCTCATCTGAGTAATTACCAGATAGGACAACAGTCCCGGCGGTATTGTTCCCACCAGTATTGGCTCCCTCAATGAGAACAGCCGCAGTACCTGAGACAATGGGAATGGAGTTGCCTTCGTCGTTGACAACCTTACTGATCCCTGCCGCGTAATCCATGGGATACGGAAGCGTAAAGGTTGTTTGGTTCGTTCCGCTACCCACATAGGTCCCACCAGTCAGTCTGGTACGGAAGTCCAAATGGGTCATCCAGTCGTTGATGGGGCTGTCGTTAAGGCCAGAACCCATGCGGACCTTGACTAGGACTGGAATGAAAGAGTTAGCCAGAGGAGGAATCAGTCCTGTCTTACGGCGTACCGACAGAGCCACATACATATCCGACTCCACAAACCCTACCCAAATGGGTTCAGCAGAAGCCGATCCATGGGCATCCTGATCTACAAAGATCTTGGAGGAGTCAGAGAAGTCCCATTCAACCCACGCCGACTGGGCTCGTTCGTTGTTGATCGCAAGGTACCGATAGATATACAACTTGCGGTTGGCAATGACGGCCACGATATTATCGTGCGTTGAAGCCGCCAAAGATCCCGGCGATCCGGCGATGTACCGGGAGACATTAGTAGTCAGATCATTAGCGAGGTATGAGCCATCAAGCGCAGGCTGTGGCACCAATTCTCGCATACCCACATAGCCACCGTTGTTGTAGGTAAAGAAAATTGAGTTGGCTGAAGGCACCGGGCGGCACAGGTTGGCTTGATTCTCATAGTCAGCCGCAGGAGTAATCGACACATTCTTAGGAGTAAAGGTCTCCCCAGTACGCAGAACCGATTGGTTCGTTGGGGTCCACAAGATCAGATCCCGGTTGAACGGAATCGCAGCGTGGATGACGCCTGACTTGGAAGATGACGCGGCGATATCAATCGAATCTGTATCCAAGAGATCTAGGACGGTAGTTCTGAAGAAGTTAAAGAACTGCCCCGTTTCTGAGAAGATGATGTTCTCCCCAGAGATAGCCCCAAGGCGACCTTGGAAGTACACAAGACCATTTATCTTTGGTCCTGTTGAGTAGTAAGTACTGCCGATAAAGGAGGGTGTTGGATTGGTGTCTTCATCCCCAACCAAGCGGTCAGCCCACAAGTAACTAGCAGCGTTTGGAACACCAGTAGCGGCTGCACCGTCAGCAGTCTTAACAACAAAGCCACCAGTATCGGTTCTGATGACCAGAATAGGCATGGTTGATGGACTGAGTTTGTACTTGAGTCCCGGAGCCACGGTTTCGACCCAAACGCCCCGTGAGAAGTCCCCGTCTTCTGCTTCAAACTTGACCCAGTAATCATCATAGGATGATTCGGGAACACCAGCCACTTTGACCATGTAGCCGTGGGGTGCCGTTGGGGGGAGATCCTCAAAGCGTTCTACCGTATCCCGAATAACCACAAGACCGTCACCCGCAAAGTCATCCTCAACAGCGATATCAAAGTTTAGTGGAGTAGTGGTTCGGGCTTTGATCCAGATAACACCATCACGGACACGGGTGTTACTGAAGCGGTCTGTCTCAAAGGGAGCAGTAGCGGCACCACTTGCCGGGTCGGTGAAGTTGCCATCGATACCATCCCTAGGCCCGATGTAGCCAGAACCACGCCCGTTAACCAGACTCTCAGCGGTGTGATTGGTACCAATCTCGCCACTACTGTCGGCTTTGATACGAACCTGTGCGCCATTAACGCCGTTGTTATTGGGGATATGAAGTAGTACACCAGTATCCGTGCCAGTATCCCCGGGACCCTGAACGGACAGGGGCTGCTCCAGACCGACAAAGTCGGTAACCAAGCGCACATCACTTACTCTGTTGTTGGCCCCGGCATAAGTGATATAGGCTTGAGGATATACATCAGCCTTCACACCTTTGGAATAAGTGAGTTGCACAGGACCATATACCGCTCCAGCGGTAGTTCCGTTACTTGTTCCATCAACCGCAACCGCAACAGATCGCGTGGTGTGCTTATATGTGTACACCCGGTTATCGCTACTAGTCAGAATGATGGTGTGTTCACGCCCAAAGTTGGCCTGCTTGATCCATACCAAAGCGTTCTGATTGTAATTGCTGGGATTCTGCGCCGCGGTGTCGTTGGTATACAGGGGTTGCGTCTTAGCGTTAGCGACAAAAGTAACATCACCAATGGTAACCGCTGAACGCTGTGCCGGAGAATCAACAGCACCGAACAAACTGTTAGGCGATGTATACAAACTCTTAGGGGTGTTCTTAATCAGATCATGGATGCCGTAGCGACCAGTCTTGTCGATATACAACAGGTACTTTTCCTGTTCATCGCGCTCAATCAAGTGGAAGAACAGCGAATCAGTAGGATCGTCAAACCAAAACTTGGTTGCTTGGTTGCCCGTTGGGGTGGTACCCGGAACCCCACGATACAACTGGGTAACATATTCAGCCGGGGGACGCTTGATCAAGCCCTCAACAGGCGAGGGGATAGCATTAACAATCTCTTCCGCTTCGTTGTTCTTGCGAATAGCAGCAGGCTGTTGGCTCACGCCACCAATGAAGTTTGGAATCGAAGTGTTAATCAGCGGCATCAGTTAACCCAGTAAGAACCACGACGAATGAAGGTACGAGCCACATCATACGACTGGAAGATGCTGTAGTCACCCGTATCTGTCTCAAACTCCTGCAACCGAGCAAGGGCTTGAACCTCGTCCATCTGGGTGAAACCGTGGATCTTCTCTGAGCCTACAACGCGGTCTTGGAAAATCCTAGCAGCCCGAATGAAGATGTATCGACGGGCTTCTTCAGGCAGTTGGTCGAAGTCAATCAAGACCACATACATGACCTTGACGGGGGCCCCGAACACATACGAGTTGTCCTGTAGGTTGTACAACAGGTTGGCATTGACCGTGGTGTTGTACCGCACAGTCACATCATATTCGGTGTTGGCTGCATCCATATCAACCCGCGTAATGGAGTCAGCGACATAGATATAGCCAGTACTGGAATCAGGAGTCCATTCGACATCCCGTTCAGTATTGAAGTGCCACCCATAAGACAGCACTTCCCGAGTGACTTCATCAAGGATGTTGTTGGCAATCTGAGCATCAGCCCTTGGAGCAGTCGTAGACGAAACCGGAGTTTCACCGATGACGCTCAACATGGTGTTGATGGCCTGAAGCCTAGTGGTCTTGGTAAGTGGCATAATTGTTCCTCAAACAAAAGAGGGGATGGAACCCAACTAAGGGAACCATCCCCCCTTTCAACTCACAAACTCAAATTACGGCGTAGCCGAAGTCAGTTCGTAGCAGCACTCATTGCGGAGAACCGAGTGGCCCATCGCGTACTTGGCAAGCATCAGGGTGCCCATGCGCTCCATGATGTACTCGCTTTCGACGCTCAGGTCCATCAACTTCACGGTGGCAAGACCTTCGCGCTGGAAGACAATACCACAGGTCGTGCTGAAGTTGGCACCAGAGTAACCAGTACCAGCCGAACCACCCGGGTCGTTCTTGATGGCCGAACTACCAAAGAGCGGGAAGTTCGCCGCCGCAGTTTCGTTCGCGCTCGGAAGGTGGTTGCTCTTCAGAATGCGAATGCCAGCGACCGACATGATCATACCGCTAGAGATGCTACCGTTACCTTCATTGCCGAAGTCACGGTTGATCGCATCCGAAGTGTCGTTCACCAACTTGTAGTACTTGGACGGGGTTACGATGGCAAACCGATCATTCGACGGAACATTCTTTTCGTCCATCTTCTGAGCAATCGCGAACAGTCCGTCAACAAGGTTGTCACCCGTCGAACCAGCATCCTGCTGAGAACCAAGGTATGCAGCAGCGGTACCACCAAAGCGATCCGTAGTATTACGGGCACCAAGGATGGTCGTGCGGATGAGATGCTTATCAGCGGTGTACGCAAGGGCACGACCGATTTCCGTCGAATAAATCGAACGGACATCGTAGTGGTTCTTCATCTCATCAATGTCGGCAACAAACACCGACGAAACAAGCACATCATCAATGAAGACAACCTTCTCGTTGTGGTTGAACTTGTTGAGATACTTAGAGCCTTCGGGATTACCGCCGTCACCAGTAGAGAGCAGGCTTTCACCCGGGGTGTGGTAATTAGCACCAGCAACGCCCGTGACCGGGAACTGGGCCGACTTACCGCTGGAAATAGTGCGAACGCGGTGCAGCGGCATCATCACATTGTTTTCTTCAAACGAAGTGACGATTTCACCGCTAAACACCTTGAGGAACAGGGCATCGACATCAGTCGATCCTGCAACGCTAGACAGACCAAGCCGCGAGGGCTGGCTATTAATAATTCCCATGACTAAAAATCCTGATTACGAGACACGATAGATGGTTGTGTTGCCTAGACAGAGGTTGTCCCTCGCAAGGGGCCAGAGTCATCAGCACTTTTCAGGCCCATCCGATAGCCTGAAAATGAATAGAGGCCACCGGAATTAACCGTATGGCCTCAAGTTTGGGATCGCCCCGTGTTGTGGGATGGGGATTAAGGAGCGTCCGCCGGGGTTTCCCCGGGTTCTGATATGTCCGCTGCCCACCAACCCGCAGGGATTTCGACACGATTAGTTGACTTGATCTTCGTTCCGTCCTGCTGAACCACAAAGACATGAGCCTTTACAGGTTCCGCAAGTTGCACCGGAGTCCCGTGAGGGACCAGAAGCACGGAGGTTCCGCACCCGCTGACGAATCCGAGAGCGAATGCCCCCAGCATCAGGATCAGCATCTTTCGCATATGTGTCCTTAGATGCAAAGCGTTCAATGTAGTGAAAGATGGCCGTGACCAGTTGGTACAGCCAGCCCATTACGCAGCCTTGTCGGCATCCTTGGCAAGGATCAGACCAAGACCAGCCGTGACCGCAGCCACAACCGATGCCACATCAAAGACCGTAGCCGGGTCGTTATCAAGCAGAGCGATAACAGCCGAGGACACAGCGGTCAGAATGGTGGCGATACCAAGGACGGTAGTCTTAGGATTCTTCTTCATTAGCGGACTCCTAGGGCATTGCTGAGGGCGACCCTCTGTTCAACATCCTTACGATACGCGGGGTCCTTGGCATATCGGGGATCCTTCATGGCCTGCACGATCTCAGCAACGCTGCGGAAGGCTCCACCAGACGGACCCGTGGTGTCGCCCTGAATCAGGTTGCCACCGGGGTTGCCATTGGTCTGCGTATACCGGGCCCACAGTCCCTGAACAGCCATCTTGATGGTGTTCATGTTGCCGGAGTCCATGATCTGGTTGAAAGCATCAACCTCGTCTTCAGGAAGATTCTCACCAGCCCAGTCAGTCATGGCTGCATACTGGGTGTCGCCACCCACAAGACCCATGACCTGAGTGAAATGACCTTCCATCACGGCCTTCTGACCTTCGACATAGGCCCGAACAATCTGCTCAGGGATGCCCATGTTGGTCGTAATGGCCTGAATGGATTCCTCGCTGAGGTCCCCATTCTGGTAGAACTCAGTCGAGTACTTCTCAAGGTTCTCAAACCCAGCCTTGGGCTGCTCCTTGGAGCCAACCTTCTTCTCCAGTTCCCCATAAGCCTTAGCAAGGTCTTCGGGGTTCTGGAACTTCTCAGGGAGCCAGCCCGGACGATCCACAGGGGTTTCCTGCGGCTGTGCCTGTGCGGTCCCATTCTGCTCTGCAATGGCCTGAGCCAGAGCATCGACTTCACGGTTGCTTTCTGCGGTATCTCGGACAATCGTCACTTGCTGATGATTACTCATTGTTCAAGGGCTCTCTGCTCGGCAACTCGACTAGCACTCTGGACCATAGTCGGAGTGTTCTGCTGAAGCATCTGCTGCTGCATGGCGGCTTGCTGCTCCTGCATAATCTGTTCCTCCGTCTTGACCAGACCCGTCGTATCGATGCCAAGCGAAGCGGCACGACGGTTCATGTACTCACGGAGATCAATGTACTGCTGAAGTCCTTCAGGTCCCAGAATTTGTCCAATTCCCTGCAAATAAATATCCAGTCGGTTCAGGTCATTACCACGACCCAGAGCATCGACCCCAGTAACGATGGCCGGAGTCACGAACTTCTTGTCGATCTTGGGCATCTTCTTAGCCTTGATCAGACGGTCCATAACTCGACTGACTAGCGGCAACTGGAACTCCTGCGACAGCAGGCTGTAGATGCCCCCAAGTTGCCGTTCGATGCTCTGAGTCACCAGACGGATCTCTTCGGCTGTAACGCGCTCTGCGTTTCGGATAGAAGCCTCAGTCAGCATGAAGGCATAACTCAGGCGTTCGTTGATCTGGCCCATGGTCTGCAAAGCCACGCTGAGGTCAGCGGCCTTGGCAACCTGAAGGACAGAGACATCGGCAGCATTGCCTTCGATGATGGCCCCGTTGGGGCTCTGGGCGATCTTCTTGGGCCGAGTGGTGCCAACAGGGTTCACAAGGAACAGGACCTTGGCAGACGCTGCTGCGGCCTCCACGATGCTCTTGCTCAGGCTCTCTAGCGAGACAAGGTCACCATAGTACTGCTCGACATAGGAGCGGCCATAGTCCTCACCATCAACCCGGTTCATACGCAGGGCAAGGAAGGGGTTGCGCTCTGCCGTATAGGTGATCATGCTGTCGGGCAGCATCACACCACCGATTTCCTGATAGACCTCCACCTTGCCTTCCGGCATCATGTGGCAACAGGTGTACAGATCCACGGTGTCTTCATGGCTGCACATACAGGTCTTGGCAATGGCGGCTGCTTCAGGAGGCAGCACGGCAGGAGACACGGTCTCCTTGATCACGATCTTACGAACATGACCCATGGGATCCCGCTTGACCACATAGCGATCAAGACGGATGACTCGCATCGGGCCTTCGTCAGGGAAGTACAGCAGGACATTGCCGCAGACGATCAGTTGCTTCAGGGCCTCAAACAGGGCAACCCGAATGTTCTGAACTTCGATCTCCTTGGCAATCATCCGCTCCATATCGGCCAAGGACTTTTCAGCCTCACCCTTGGCCCGGGGACTCATTCCCTCAAGGGTGGCTGCTGCCTTCGGATCAATGACGAACCGAAAGAACGGAGCATTAGGGGGAAGCAGGGACAGAAGCAGGGCTGACGCTAGGTTATTAACGCCACGCGCACCCGTTGACTGATACGGGGTTACGAACTTCTGTGACCGCTGATCCCCCTCGTCGGGCATCAAGTGAGGCAAGGTGAGCCGTGAGCAGTCTCTGGCCCGTTCAAGGTAGGAATACCGCTGGCCCTCCAAGTGGAGGTACAAAGCCTTGCCTGTTTCTGGCATATTAAATTCCCGGCATATTAGCCGTAGTGCTGCCCATCTGAATCGTCAGACCGCGCTTACCACGACGGCGATACAGAGGGTTACCCTCAGTTGGGGTCTTGGGACGAGCCTGCTTGATTGGGTCGGCCTGAATGACCGGGGTCGGAGCATCAGGGAGTTTGATCTCTGGAGGTGGCGGGGGAGCGGGAACGCTAGGACGGGAGAAGAAGCACATAGTTAGTCCTTGTTACTCAAGATTAAATTGATTGGATTCCTGCTCGTTATAGAGTCTATGAAGGTGCCGAACGACAGCACGGGAACCCGCTTTGAAGAAAATGGAGTCAGAAGACTCACCCAAAGTGGCGCATTGCTCTGGAAACATCTGGTCCAGATAGACGAGAACCTCTTGGGTAATACGCGGTGAAAGCGTAAAAGCCTCCTTAGAAGTGTTGTTATTCATTTTCCTTGCTCGACTGGACATAGGCGTACAGGATCACCACATAGTTGATGATGTCCAGAACGGTGTCCCGCAGGGCCTCGTCCTTGACCTTGAACTCCCCGGTGGTAATGAAGGTACTAAGGCGAGACATCTTGTCCGTCAGGCGGACCATGATCCCAGCCTCAGTCTTACAGATGCCCATGGCCTCACAGCGGGTGAAGTTCAGGAAGGGATGGGTATCGTCCTTGCCCCCGCTGTAGTCGTGGTTCTTACGCTCCGAAAGAGACCGGGCCTCTTCGGTCAGTTCCTTGTGCATTGCCAACAGTCGTGATCGATTCATGGTGTCCATAGTTTGATCTCCTTGGTGTTCCAACAGTACTCGCCATCTCGCAGAATCCTAGCGCACCTAGCCTGAGTCAGGGCGTACTCTTCAGTAAACCCAGACTTCTCGTAGGCACCAACCACTTCGTCCCAAGTTCCGTTCTTCAGGATCTTGGCGGCGGTCACCGGGCCAACACCTTCAAGGCCCGGGTAGCCATCGGTCTTGTCCCCGGTCAGGACCTGTGTAAGAAAAAATACATCTGCTTTCTTAGGGTCGATCTCCACAGGCTGCTCGTCTTTGTCGGGATTCCACAGCCAACCCGGAACGCTATTCAGGTCTTTGTCGGAGGAAACGATGACGGTCTTCCCCATAGTACCGCCAGTCTGAACCAGACCGAGAATATCGTCGCCTTCAAGACGCGGCTCCACCAACACCCGGTACCGATCATGCAGCAGTTCCTTGACGGCTTTGTAACCGCAGGGCTTTCTACAGGCTTTCCGGTGGGACTTGTAATCGGGATAGACCTCCTTGCGGTAGTTCTCTGCTCCCGTAAACGCAATAACTGGGCTCTCTGCATCGATGGTGGCCTTCCATTTGTTGAGGGTGTCTTCACAGATCGCTAGGGCCTCTTGAACATTACCGAACACGACATCGGTGTCCTCATCGAACCTAGCCACATATTCAATCGCAGAGCAGACGGAGTAGATCAGGATGTCTCCGTCCACTAACATATGGTCGAACTTCATTACTCGCCCTCGCTATTCAGGGCTGCTTCCTTGGCGAATGAGATCAGACCAAGAGTGCCGTGCATGGAGCCCTTGGCAGTCAGGGTGTACGAGTCATCCTTGGAGGTCTTGGACTGGAACCCGATGAAGACCATCTCGTCAAAGCGGTTCTTCAGTTCCTTCAGGATCTCGCCCGTACCCATGAATTCAATTGGAGTAGACACTTTTGAGCCTCTTAAGGGTTTTGATGTAGTGTGAACGGATCATCGGATCCTTGGACTGACGAACGAGAAACAAGGCCACAATCTGTGGGTACTTGATCACGGAGTACCGGGCTACAGCCAATAGGTACTTGATAGCCTTGTCTCCGCAGAGGGTCCAGACAAACACCTCGCCACCCTTCTCGCGGATACTGCCGCCCCACTTGCCGCGCATCAAGGACAGCACACCAAAGTGTTTGTTTGTGACTTCAACACATGGAGTACCGTTCCACCGAACGCAGCCCTCGCCATCCAATAGGCCAGCAGCAAATGCGTTCAATGTGTTTCTCCCCAGTTGAGCCCCACGCGGTACTCGCCGTCCAGTTGGCATCGGAAACCACAGTCCTTTCCGGCTTGTTGAATAGCCGATACAACTAGGCTACCAACCATACAAGCGGATTCGGGGTCAGTAACAAACTGATACTCGTCATGGACAGAGGCAACCTGATCGACCTTGATGCCATGTTCGATGAACAGAGCATGGGCATTCACACAGGCTTGCTTCATCACAACAGCCCCGGCAGACTGGAGCAGAGTATTCAGGGCAGCGTGTTCTGACCTTGGATACAGAGGGCGACCATCAAGACCCTTCAAGAAGCCGTGTGTAGCCAAAGACCTAGAGACATCCTCTTTCAGTCGAAGGTATGCAGGAACCTTGGCCTCAAAGTTAGCACGGGCCTTGGAGCCACGGCTCTTGCTGCCGCCAAGGACCAACCCCAACTTGTCGTTGCCTGCACCGTAGATCAGCGCGTAGATGGCACCCTTGGCTTGATTGCGGATGGCCTTGTGTTCTGCGCCCTTGTCGTACTCGACATCCTTGACCAGACCGAACGCCTTGGCGTTGGCCCAATGGATGTCTCCCTCAAGGATCTGCTTGGAGTAGGTACCTCCGTCATAGCGGCCTAGGTAGTGCGCTAGGCACCGCAGTTCCAGACCAGAGGCATCCACCCCTACAAGCCGCTTCCCGGGGCCTGCAACGAACAGGGAGCGGTACTCCTTCTCGGTGGGCACCTGAGCCATGTTGGGCTTGCTGTGGGTGCAGCGGCCTGTAATGGCCCCGTTGGTGTTGACCCGGCCATGGATGCGCTTGTCCTTGGTGACCAGTTTCATCCAAGCCTCGTTGCCTGTAGCCAGTTGGCCCACACGCTTGCCAAGGGTCAGGTACTCCACCAACAGCGCAGCCTCGGGGTAATCCAACGAAGCCAAGACAGACTCGTCTACCCGGGGGCGACCATCGGGAGTGAACTCTGTGGGCTCCCAACCGTATCGCTCCTTGAGTCGTTCAGCGATCTGCAAGCGGCTACCCGGGTTGAAAACCTCTTGCTTGGGCTTCAGGGGCCTCCCAGTCTTCTCAGAGACCCGGGCAATGCTCTTGGGAGGGAACACCTTAGCCAGTTCGCCTTCCAGTTCCATGAGCCGTTGGGCGATCCTGCCGTGGAGATCCACAGCCGCAGCCATGTCAAACGCAAAGCCAACTCGCTCCTGCTGCTTGACAATCCTGAAGAATGAATGCTCCAGTTCGATTGCCTGAGTAGCCGTAGGAAATGCCCTGTGTGACTCTAGGTACTTCCACAGGGCTGTGGTGACCCGGACATCCTGCTTGCAGTACTCAATAAGGCCGTCCGTGACCTTATCGAATACGGGGGCTTCAGCCTTGGAGACGCCCAAGCGGTATCCCCAAGCCTTGAGGCTATGAGATCCCACCAGTTCCTTGGGCATCCCCGGCAGGCCGAAGTCTTTCTCCCGTTGATCAGCATGGAGCAACCGGGCAGTCACCATGGTATCCCGGACCTTGGAGAAGTCCACCACAAACTTGGGAAACAGGTGCATCAGGGCCGGAATGTCAAAGCCCAAGATGTTGTGACCAACGATGATGTCTGCTTGCTTCATCAGGCCGAAGGCTTGGTCTGCTGAGACCGCCTGTGGTTCCTGATCGTCTACCTGAACACAGATGCACAACAGAGTTTTCAGGTCTGTCAGATTGTGCCAGTCATTGATGTCGTTCGTTTCGATGTCGATTGTGACCCGCATATGGTTCTCCTTTTAAACCAGATCTTTCAGTTGTATTCCGCGCTTTGCAAAGTATGCCCTGAACTTCTGCAAGGCACTTTCGTGGGCTCTGATGGCCGCATCGGGTGAGATGGGATCATCAGGATTCATTGCTGTGTACCTCTCGGCTAGATCACGCCAACCTTGGAAGTCAGACAGGATCTTCTCCTCGACCTTCCGGTAGGTTGGCTTGTAGCCACGCCTTCGGACGAACGAGATCAGTTGAGGGCTGACCCCGAACATCCGCGCAAGTTCAACGCCCTTCTTGCCTTCCCGTGACAACCGGATTACATCAGCAACTTGGTCTTCTGTCAAGCGTCTAGGGTTCATGCTCCGTCATCCTCCAGTTGTTGCAGGCGACGGTGCATGGCCTTGAGAGACTCGGTCATGGCTTTGTGAGAGGCTTCCAAGATTTCCAACCTAGCGATTGCCCGGGCTACAGCCGCGCACTCGTCGGGTGGGGACTTAGGCAACATCTTCGCCAACAGGATCTTCAGGCTACTTGTGAGTTCGTCGTGTGTCATAGTCTTTGCTTCCATCTAGTAAGCACATGATTGCAGTCAGGCCCAAGAAGAACAAAGTCATGGACACACCAAGAACGAGTACGCATAAGACTACGGTGGTCATCGCTTATCCATTTTCTTGATATCTCGCCATGTCTTCCAAATGAAGACACAGACAACCACATTCAGGAATAGAACGATAAGACAAGCCGATTGCAGGAAGGTTACTTCATCCATTAGATTTCCTCGTTTTCTGGCATGGCAAACTCTGCCAACCGTCCTGATTCCTTGAAGTAACGCAGGGCCCCGGCAACTCCGGTGTCCCCAGTAAATCGGTTCTTGAGAACACGGATCACGACTTCATCCGGGTTGTCGCCCTGTTGGTTGCGCTCCAGACCGATCACGGCATCAGCCAGTTGAGCAATGGCGTGAGAGCCTCGCAACTGGGCAAGACTGGTGGTCGCTCCCTCTTCGTGCCCACGGTCCCCATCGGGACGGCGCAGATGGCTGACCACGAACATGGCACATTGGGTCTCTTCGACCAAGGATCGCAGGGAGGTCATGGCGTTGTCGATCAGCCTGCGCTCGTCACCCTCGCCAAGCCCAGACACCACAATGCTCAGGTGGTCTAGGAAGACGAACTTGCATCCGCACGACTTGATCATGTATCGCATACGGGCCAACAGGTTCTCTGGGTCCACGGAGCCAAAGTGATCGAAGAGGACCACCTTTGACACCGTGGCATCGAATGCTTCCTTCTTCTGTTCCTCCGTGATACCACGGTCCACCCAGAAGTAAGGGGGAGCATTCAGATGGAGACCCATTAGGTTCCGTGCTGTTCTTTTGACGGATTCTTCCAACATGAGCAGCCCGACTTGTTGACCTTGCCGGACGAGGTGTGATACCAGTTCCCGGCACACGGATGATTTTCCGATACCTGTTCCTGATGTGACCACAACCAGTTCTCCTTGTCGAATGCCCAACAGTTTTTCGTTGAGCCCCGTCCATGGATAGGGTACTGAATCGTTGACATCTTCTTGGAGAACAACTTCCCAAAGGTCTTGGCCCAACACCACGCCATCAGGTCGATAAGCCTTTGCGCCCCATACAGCATCGATAACTCGCTTTCCTTCGCCCTGTTGCAGGGCCTCGTTTGCATCTTTGAACCCCACGATGGTTCCGATCTTCGCCTTGCCCGGGGTCAACAGCATGGCGCATTCCTTAGCAGCCTTGCGACCCGGTTCGTCATCATCGAACAGGATCACAACTGATTCAAACTTTTCAAGCCATTCCAAGTTGTTCTGGAACGCCTTCAGGGCTCCTGCGGCTCCGTTGGGCACAGACACCACGGGCCACTTGTTCTGGAACAACTGGGAGACAGACAGGGCATCAATCTCGCCCTCGGTGACTGTAACCATCTTGCCACCGTCACGCCACAGGTGAGCCCCGTACAGCGGGAGGTTCTTGGTGTCGCCAACGATCACGAAGTCCTTGGACTGAAAGCGCAACTTCTGCGCCACCACGGATCCTTCTCGGATGTACTGAGCAACCTGAACAGTCTGGCCGTTGAACTTACCCAGTCCATAGGACCAGATACGGCAAGTGTCCTCGTTGATTCCCCGCTTGTTCAGGGGAGTGAATTCGATATCGATCATGGATTCCTTTCCTTTGGTTACCGATGTTTGACCCTCACCAAACTCGTAATACTTGCAGCCAAAGCAAAAGCCGTGACCGTCTGAGTATCTGGCTAGGTTGTCTTTAGAGCCGCACGAAGGGCATGGCTCATGTTGGACGAACTCTGATTCGTTCCGGTTCAACTACGCATTCCTTCCATTCGATTTCGATCCTAGGAGATGCGCTGTACTGCTTGGTGGCTTCGATCTTCACGATCTGAATATCGTCGTGCCATGCCCACTCATTCAGCGCATCAAGGATCGACTTGATGTGGTTATCTATGTCTCCGA